AAAAACATCATTAGGATGGCTATTGTGCAAGCGCTCGAAATTTACAGCGATGCAGGTCTTGAGATGGATGGTAAAGCGTTCAACGTGACATACAAAGCCAAAGCTAGCGCGAAACCATCAGCGAAGTATATAGAGATTAAAACGCCCCTAGCCATAAAGAAACGAGCTGTAATCAGAGGATCAAAATCTCAAGAACAATCAAAGGTTAAGGCTGAAGCTGAGAAATGGATGGAAAGCATGCCGCCATTGTTCAATAAGAAATAAACACATTAAAATATCTACATAATTAGGGGCGCGAGAGCGTTCCTTTTTTATGCCCTATTAAATTAATTACATACTTATCCAGATAGCTAGATATCTAGACATTGAGATTCCTAAGTATCTCGCTTTCTCGATATGTGAACCGCCACATTCACATTCATCAATGAAGTATAGTATATTAATTCCTTGGGGGTTATTTTCACTTTTTTAAAAACCAAAAAAAACAAAACCATTATGAATTTAATTACCGCCTTCGCTTTTTTGATCCTACTTATATCTGCATTCGTTTGCTTTTATTTATTCGTGGATTCATTTGTTCAAAGTAAAAAAGATAAACGTACACCTTTGAACTCAACTATAAACCAATGGGAGAACTTTAAAACAAATCGCTATGTATAAATTGAAAATAGGTAAGGAGTTGCAGGATATGCTAGCTGTATTGCCAAACGCAGAACAAACAAAGCTAGGGAACTATTTGCTAGCTAACGCAAACGAACACATTGTTCAGTCTTTTTTGAATGATAATATTTCGGCAGATGAAAGACCTAACTACCTAAATCCATCTGTTGACGACGTGGGCAAATTATCGTGGACTACAAACAAGAAAATACAATTGTATTCCTTTGAGAGTGATGAGCAGATCTACACAAATACAGACAGGCGCATACGCGCAAAAGTCGGCAGAACTATCAATAAAATATTCTGTTCTAACTTTCTTGAGGGGATTGGTGTAGATAATCACGACCTAGATAAATTTGTTCGGCAACTAAAATGTTACAAAGCCGTTAACGATGACGTTGACCCAGACGAAGACTTTCACGAGACAACTAACTTCGATTACTACGGCGAGTTACATACAAGCTACGACGCTAGAGATGGTTGTGGTTCTCTAGGGGAAAGCTGTATGCGACACAGTAATTGTGTAGACGATAACTTTTTTGAAATCTACGAAGATAATAATGTCAAGCTATTAATCCATAGAAATGACAATGGGGATATTGATTCGAGGGCTTTAATCTGGACTCTTGACGATGGTCGCATCCTAATGGATAGGATATACACAGACTTCGACCACAAAGAAGATTTATTCAAAAGCTTCGCTTCTAGACATGGGTATTGGTACAAAAAGCGTCAATCGTATTCGGACAAGACCACATTCATAAACAAAGAAGGTAAAGAAGTATATGATGAGGGGATATTCTTCAAATTACGTCACGGCAGATCTTACGATAACGTGCCTTACCTAGATACGTTTAGCTACTCGTTCAAGCACGAAGATGATTACTACCTTACAAATAGCCCTAAAGCCGCTTACGAGAAGTTTAACGCGTCAGAGTTTTTCTACTACGAAAGCGTAGACGGGTATTATAGTAACCATTCTGTTGCAGTAGGTATTACATACAACTCAGAAACCGACGAGATTACTAGCGGGATTCTTGGAGATGATTATCAAGTGCTTTGTTTTGAAATTGACGACTACGGGGATAAACACACCCCTAAAATAGAAAAGTCTTCGAAATTGCACGACATAGCTAAGAATTCGCTAGACTACATATACAACGAAAGCGATAACTTAAATATACCTACGATTTCAAACAATCGTGAGTTTAATATTAACATTGATGGAGATAAAATTGTATGGGGTATTGTCAGCGACGATGAGCGGGGTTCTTGTAGAAAAAACTTCTTACAAAGCGAGGGCTTTGTTTGCGATTATTCTGGTAGCACGTACTACAAAGCTAGCTTTAAACCTGTAAGGGTGGACGGTCGACTTTACAGAAAGATAGACACGATACAAACTTTCTCGGGTAAAACTACCCACAAAAATAATGCTAGGGTTGTATTTTTTGATGGGAAAGCTAGGGTTATAGAGCAGAATTGTATAGACACCGTTAGAACTTTAGACGGACTTTGGCGTCCAGAATCAGAATGTGTGAACATTTCTATCAATGACCAATGGAATTGGTACTCTAAAACAGTTCACGCTAGGGAAATACGAATGGCTGAAAAGCTTAATGAGGTAACTTTAAGGCACAGAGGTGAAAATGCCGCTTTAATCCCTACCGTTCACGAATTAGTGTCGGGGAAACATGACAACAGAAGAACTTATTAACAATTAAAAACAACAACAACATGAAATTCAAGGAAATGAAGTCTAGAATGCGGGAAGTATTAGAAACTCAAGCAACTAGCTACGATTATGACGACACATTGCTATTCATTGCGGATAAATGTGAACAATATGGTGCGACCGAGGTAGAATTTGACAGATTCGACAACCTCTACGTTACTAAAGGCAAGGCTGACGTGTACCCTTGCGTTGTATCTCATACAGATACAGTACACGATATATATAAAGGCTACGAAGTTATAGAGAAGCGGGGTAACTTCTTCGGATTCGACACGAGCACCATGAAGCAGGTAGGTGTAGGTGGTGACGACAAGGTGGGTATATGGGTATGTTTAGAGATGCTCAAGCACTTTGACAATATCAAAGTTGTATTCTTCGCTCAAGAAGAGATAGGATGTATAGGTAGCGCTCAAGCAGACAGAGATTTCTTCAAAGATGTAGGGTTTGCTTTAGAATGCGACAGAAAAGGTAACTCAGACTTCGTACAGACTTCGTCTGGCGTCAAGATGTTCGACGACTCATTCAAGTCTAAGATTGCTCCCGTACTAAAATCCTACGGGTATTCTATTACTGACGGAGGTCTAACTGACGTGCACGAGATTGCTCAAGACATGGATATATCTTGCGCTAATATGTCTTGCGGGTATTATAATCCACACTCAGACTCTGAGTACGTGAACATTAAAGACGCTATCAATACTTGCAGGCTTGTAAAAGATTTAGTAGATTGCTTGGGGGAAACTAAGTACACACACAAAGCAGAGAGCTCGTACGGCTCTTATGGTTCTTACTATGGGGGTTATGGTTCTTACCAAGCCTATGGTGGCTCTGGATGGGTATCCTCCCCTAAACCTACTAAAAAAATACAAAACAATACTGACCCTAATTCAATATGCACTATATGCGAAGCACCATCCACAGATGGGTGTGACTTTTGCAACCAAGAAAGTCAAGGTTCTAAAGAAGGCTCTGAGCCTTGCTCTTGCGGAGGGACTTATGATGTTTATAACAAGCAAGGTGACTCATACAAGTGGTGCAAGTCTTGCGGGCATTATAAGGAAATTAAAGAAGATATAAATACACCATTTTAAAGATTGTTGTTGTTGTTGTTGATTAGGAAGGGGGTATGCTTAGAAATAAGTATAGGGTATATTTAGATCTAGGTACACCCCTACCTAAATCTGCGTAATATATAACAAAGTTTATAACTAAAATATATTGTCATGTTTAAAAAGTGTATGATTAACCAAGTATTAAAAGAGGGCTTATCTAAGGGTAAAACATCTGAGGTATGTCGTAGGTATCTAAGTATGTTCTACGGCATTAAACTCTCTAAAAAAGCTATTAAAAAGAGGGTTATGTCTTTACGTCTAACCACATTCACGAACAACCTAAAAAACATATCATTATGGATGAAACTTTAAATTTAAGGAAGCGGGAAATTGCTAAGTATAACAAGACAAGGCGAGAGCGTGCTAAAGACCACAATGCGAAGCTAAAGAAAAACAACTTCGTAAGTCAAGACACTTGGGAGCTAGTAACTGGCTGGGTGTGGAGAGAAGAGTCTACAGAGAAAAAAGAACGGGATAAATACTTAAACAAATACGAGTATTACCGAGGGGATTTAGAAAGAGTAAGATAAATTAAAAACCAAAACAAAATGAAACAGAATCATCAAACTAGATTATTAGACTACTTAAAGCTTTACGGAAGCATAACATCCTTACAAGCGATTAGGGATTTAGGGAATACTAGGCTTTCAGCCACAATATTTAAGCTAAAAGACAAAGGTGTTAAGATAAATACTGAAACAGTACAAGTTAAAACCCGATGGGGTTCTAAGGCTAACATAAGTAAATACGTTTTAAGTGTTTAGATTAAAGGGAATTTCGTATATTTGTTTAAACCAAAAAACAATTAATTATGGCTAAGAAAAGCAACTTAACATTTTGGGAATCAGTACAGACTACTGACCCAAATTTCACTAAAGAGGTAGGCTTCGGTAGGAAGTTTACAAGTATCAATGCCCAATATCAAGTAAGGGAAATCACTAGAGCTTTCGGAAAGATCGGTCAAGGTTGGGGTATTAAGAATGAGCAGTTCTACAACCTTAACGGCGTGGATGGCCTTATATGTTATCAGGCGGTACTTTGGTATCTAGATGACGGTCAAGTATGTGAGTACGATATAAACTCCTCCATAGCTAGCCACAACGGCAAAGGGAAACTAGATGACGAATGTTTTAAGAAGGTATCTACTGACGCATTGACTAAGGGATTGTCTAAGCTAGGATTTAACTCAGACATATTCTTAGGTATGTGGGACGACAACAGATACGTCAATCAACTACGAGAGGCTACAAAGAAGAAAGAGCCCCTTACAGAGTCTAAGCTAGAAGCTATGTGCCAAGCAATCGCTGCGGGAAAAGGCGACGTAGTAAAGTCTAAAATGGGCGATTACGACATAACTAAAGCGCAATCACTAACTATTAAAAAAGCTTTCGATGAAGCTAAATAAAGGAGATGTACAAACAGCCTTGATAGATGCGGACATAATGCTCTATCGGGCTGCCTTTAAACACGAGGGCGGGGATATTGAAGACGCTTATGAAACGATAGACGCTATGTTTGAACACATATTCTACGTTACTAAATGCGTGAGTTACATAGGATTCCTAACGGGAAAAGGTAACTTTAGAAAAGATATTGCCGTAACTAAGGAGTATAAAGGCAATCGTAAAGACATGGTTTTGCCAGAGCACTTTGACGATATAAGAGATTATCTTTGGGATAAATGGAATTGTAGGGAAGTTCAAGGTATTGAGGCTGACGACGCTCTAGGAATCTGTCAATCTAACTTAGATAAAACAATTATATGCAGTATAGATAAAGACCTTCTACAGATTGAGGGGTTGCACTATAATTGGAATAAGAACGAAGTCACATTCATCAATAAACACGAGGCGGATAGATTAGTTTACAAGCAAGCCTTAATGGGGGATTCTACAGACAACATTGTAGGGATTCCTAGGGTTGGAGCTGTAAAAGCCGATAAGATTTTATCTGAGGGGGATATAGCTGAATCAAACGAATCTATTTGCTTAAAGGCTTATAATGAATACTTTGAAGATGAAGATCTAGCCAAAGAGAAGTACAAAGAAACATACGACTTAGTTTACATAGCTAGGGATTGCGAAGACGCTAGATTTAAAGAGCCCTTTAAGATTCCACAAGTTAACTACGTTTTTTAACAACGAAAAAGTTATCTTTGATATATGGAAAGAGATGAAGAAGAAAAAAGATTAAGACAAAGGGTTCTTAAAACTCTAACACAAACAAACGACGCTACCTTTATTCTATTAGGGAACTATGTCGATGAGGACTCTATAGAGTTAGAGTACGCAGTTGACACTCAAGAAGGCGAGTTGTTCGAGATGTTTTTAGAAGTTTTTAAGGATGAAACGGTCAGAAGTGAAGCAAGAAAAGCTATCCTTTACTGTGACTATGGAGATGAAGATGCAGATAGCTTAAACCTAAATTAATTAATTATGCAGAATGCGATTAAGGGGACTTTATTAAAAGTCTTACCAACAGAGAATGGAACGTCAAAAGCAGGGAAGGATTGGAGTAAACGAGCCTTCGTTATTAAGACTGATGACGATTACCCAAAAGAAGTATGCTTTTCACTATTTGGAGAGAAGGTTACAATTATTGACAACTACAAGGTCGGGGATTCTGTAGATGTATCCTTCAACCTATCGTCTAGGGAATACAACGGAAAGTATTACCACAACATAGACGCCTGGAGAATTACAGCAGCGGGAGCTGAAGCGGTAGCTGCGGGAGGTTCAGAATGGAAGTCATCAAAAAATACTTCAGACCTACCGTTCTAAAAGTAAAATAAATATTGTTTTTAATTTGTAAGGGGAGTTCGCTCCCTTTACTTAACCACTAAAGTGTTTAGATATGTCTAAAGAAAGAAAAGTGTCTCAGTCAGAGATTAATAAGAGAATTAAACAAGTAACATTGGAAGCGGACTTTAGGTTCAAGTGCTTAGATCTTGCTCAAGATAAGTCCAAAGATTTAGATTCATTGCTAGAGAACGCAACAAAGATTTATAATTATGCGTTTCACATAAATACAGAGGAGGCTGAAGATGGACAAGAGTAGCAGACTAAAAAGGTTTCACTACGCTCTAGAATTTGTTTCTGAACTTACTGGGGTGTCCACTGTGGACATCACCAGCAAGTCTAGACAAAGGGATTGCTCTGTAGCTAGGCATTTTCTTAGGTACTTTTTAAGGACTAAGTATAATATGTCATATCAATCTATAGCTTGGTTTACAAACTCAAACCACGCGACTATAATACACTCAGTTAAATATGTAGAGGAGTGTGCTAGGTACGATAAGGTTTACAGGATGTATAAAGAATCTGTTGATAGAGGGGTTATAAACAATAGCTACGGATTTAAAGAGAAGGTGAATATAATCCTTAACGCTAAAAGAAGCAACGAATTCAAGTCTAACGAGTTGGTTTGTTTGCTAGAGGCATTTGTACAAGATAAATTAAACGAGCAGGAGTTATGAAGAATTCAGACCAAATTAATAGGGGATACTCTAGGGCTGTTGTAGCTCTAGCTTTAGAGAATGGTATTGTGTCAGAGGCGATACACTTCCCTAGCGTTAGAAGTTGCGCTAAGTATCTAGGTAGAAACCCCGCAGCCGTAACCAAGGTGTGCCAAGGGGCTTGGAATACTTGCAATGACCATAGACTTTTATACGAAGAGGATTACGAAAGGGAGTACGGAAAGATTTTAAAAGACTGGGAGAAATAAACCATGAGCAGAGATTTTAAAGGAATATGGATACCAAGGGAGATTTGGTTATCCAAGGAGCTTAGTATGCAAGAAAAAGTTTTCTTGGCAGAAATACATAGCTTAGATAATGAGAACGGATGTATAGCTAGCAACGCTTATTTCTCAGAGTTCTTTAACTTAAGTAAGTCAAGCGTAAGCAGAGTAATATCATCTTTATCAGATAAAGGCTACTGCACTGTTAATCTAACCTACAAGGCTAATAAAGAAGTCGATAAAAGGATTATAAGAACTTCTAAATACGGTAACAAAGAGGTTAAGATAGTTAAAGAACAGCCAAAGCAAAAAACAAAGGTTGGTTTGTCTAGAGAGGAAGAGGCGTTTATAAAGAATGTGTTAGACCACTTGAATGCTACGGCAGAGAAGAGGTTTAGAAGAACACCAACATTCAGCAAGTTAATACTCGCTAGGATTAACGAGGGGAACTCTCTAGAAGACTTCTTTCACGTTATAAACGTAAAGACCTCGCAATGGCTTAACACAGATTTTGATAAGTACCTAAGACCTTCTACGTTGTTTAACGCAACTAAGTTCTCTGAATACTTATCTGAGAAATATATAGCAACCAAGTCTGAAGTTTCTGATAGAATCTCTCAGTCTCAAAAAAGCTTCTACGATGTATAAAATATCTAATAAGGAAGACATAAAGAGGTACGCAGGGAATGTCTTTAGAAACGGATTACCGAAAGGTGTGTCTACGGGAATACCTAACCTAGACCCACACTATAAGTACAGAAAAGGAGAGCTTGACGTTATAATGGGCTTGGCTAACATTGGTAAGACTACTACAATGTTTTACTTAATGCTTAACGCTTCGGTTAGATACGGATGGCGGTGGTTGTGCTACTGCCCAGAGAATGAGCCTGTTGGAGACATGATTTCTGACATAGCTGAGATGTTGGTGGGTAAAAGCGCCGATAAAGACCGCAAAGACAGGATGTCGGGAAAAGAGTTCAGTGACGCTATTGATTGGGTGCTAGACCATTTCACTATAATAAGCTTCGAAGAGCAGCCTTCAGCTACACAAGTTCTAGACGCTTTTGAGGAGCAGATGGAAGAGGTTAAGTATGACGGATGCCTAATAGATCCTTTGAACGATTTAAGGGTTGAGAACGGCTTTAGTAAGTACGACTACTACTATAATATGCTATCCAGCATAAGAAGGTTTAAGCAAAAGCACAACGTAAAGTTTATTCTTACGACTCACGCGGGAACTACTGCAGCTAGAAAGAGAGATGATGCTAATAGAGTGCCTGCGCCATCTATGTACGACGTTGAATTTGGAGGGATGTTTGCGAACAGAACCGACAACTTTATGGTTATACATAGGCATTTAAACAGCGATAATTGGGATGTAACAGAGATACACATGAGGAAGGTAAAGTTCCAAAAGCTAGTGGGACTACCGACTCAAGAAGATAAGCCAGTTCTCTTGAAATTCTCCCCAAAAAGTTGTAGATTTACATACTTAAACCCGAATCAAGGCGGTTATTTCGTAGACCCATTGCAGAGCGTGAATGTGGTCTGTGACAAAGGCGAGGCTGAGTTAGGATTTTAACAACCAAAAGCACACATTATGGGAAGACTAAAAGAGTTTTTAATTAACGAGCAAATGAAAATAAGCGGTAATTGGAGAGAGAGAGACCACTACGATTACTTAGCTTGGAGGACTAAACTAAAAAACGAGCAACATGAAGAAGAGCAAAGAAATAGGTCGCTATCACACGAACAAAAAAGTAAGAGCGAAAATAGATCGACTGCTTGAGCAAAACGCTAGAAACGTAGCTAACTTTGGAACTAAAAGTAAACACGATTTACAAACTAAAGATGCCGCAGACTTGGCGTGGTTCGAGATAGAAGAAGAGATTAAAGGCTTAGACGAGCAAATGTATAAAGCAATATCGAAACAAGATGACTGAAAAAAGTAAAGAGCAAGAAGCTAAAGAGCAAGAAGTTGCTAGAGACACATGGGATTCATGGGTAAACGACTTAGAAGAAAAAGAACAACCAGAAGCTTGCAGTATAGACGACGAAGACTGTGAGGCTTGCGGAAGTTAAAAGTAACGAGAGCACCAAGCGTGAGTTGGGCAAAAAAAGTCCTGCCCTAGGAAGCAGGCAATATTTCTAACGGGATTTAGAAATCAGCAATGAGATAGTAGGGAAGCTGTGGGGGCTTCTCTACGAACTCTCTTAAAAGTAAAGATGAAGATTTTAGAACTATTTGCAGGGTCTAGGAGTTTTGGTAAGGTGGCTGAAGAAAGAGGTCACGAAGTTTTTAGTGTAGACATTAAAGACTTTGAAGATATTGACTTAGCCATTGACATAGAAGACTTGAGGCCCGAACACATACCCTTTAAACCAGACTTAATATGGGCAAGTCCACCATGTACAACCTATTCAATGGCAGCTATAAGTCACCATAGACCTTTAGGTGAAAACAAGTCGGACTTTGCTTACAAGAGCGATAACTTAGTTAGAAACACCTTAAAGATAATATCTTATTTTAATTGTGACTATTACATTGAAAACCCAAGAGCGACACTTAGAAAACAGGAGTTCATGAAAGGCATTCCAAGGACGACTGTTTGGTATTGTCAATACGGTGATTTTATTGCGAAGCCTACGGATATATGGAGTAATAATATAAGAACACTGTTTAATCCTACAGGGTGGCAGCCAA